TACCAACCAAAGGATTTGGGTGAGGAAATTGTTCGGCATACCAATCAGCACCATAACTAAATGCTATTTTTTGATATCCGTGGTGATTTTTAAGAATGTGGTAACATTCAAATGCTGAAGCATAATCATGTGCTTGTACAACTGCCACTTTAGTAGTGCCTTCAGGTAGTTTTACATCTTTCCATTTTTTAGCGTTAACTAATGTTTGGATGTAATCTTGCCAAACATCTGGAACTATAAATTCATCTGGTTCTAATTCATGAATCCAATACATTAGACGTTCTGTGTCGTATGCTTTGCCTAATTCATGAAGTGAATTATCCATTACAATGTAACTTCCTGATTCTCGCGCATTACGAAAATGTTCTTCATATATTTTACTTTGATCTAATAAATGAGGTAAACAATATTCATAATCATTGATTTCAAAACTCCTACCAAGCATGTTCATAGGTAGTTCATGCGAAATTTTAGGAATTTTGGTCATTTGCGGCTTTTTTAGATTTTTTAGACTTACCTTTCTTTTGGTTTTGGGTTTGTGGATGTTCTATTATGTACTTTAATTTAGCACGTTGTTTAATAGCACCCACACCTTCACCTAGGCGTCGATTTAAATCATTTAACTTTTGTTGTGGGGTCATATTATCCCACACTTGTTGCCTTTCTAAGGCTTCACTTTGACGGAGCTCTTTGCGTCCCCTTCTAGTCAATCCACTCATAGTTTATTGTTTAAAAATTGCTGTGTTTTTACCGTGTTCCATAAATTCTACTTGAGCTACCCTTACACGATCTTGGGTTTCTGTTAATACAAATCTGTTTAATTTGTGAAATATAAATTCTGCGAATTTTTCTGCTCCTGTAGCTTCAACAGTACGTAACTGGATAACATTCATTATTTCCATATTTTGAAAACCGGATAATTTTGGATCATCTTTTGCTACAATTACAGTATGATCAAACATATAATCCATCCATGCTTTTGGTTGCATACCATCTATTAGTGTTTTAGCTCGTTTCATACCACCAAAATCCCAAACCCAATTACGTTCATCTAAATCACCTTCAAAAGTGACTCTAAATGATACTCCATAACCGTGTAAAAATCTACAGTGGGTTGATTCTGCTTTCCATTGTCTAAAACAACAACTAAATCCGTCAAATAACTTTGTACTTTGATACATAACTTTTATTTTTTATCAATATACGACCTTATTCTTGGTCGTCCAAATAATCCTTGTATTTTGTTTTTAAGATTTTATCAAAAGATTCTGCTTGTTCTTTTAATTTGTCTATTTGATCTAAATTTTCAATGTCTAGATTTTCTAAATTATCTACAAACGATAGAATTTTGTTCATATCGTTTTCTAATTCTTCAGGGTTAATTGGTTTTTTCATAACTTACTTCTTTTATTTCATCACAAAAATAGAATTGATGATCTTTTTTTAATATTGTGTCACAATGCCATAATATTTTTAAAGGTTCCATGTCTCTATTGGGTTTAATACTATGTTCCTTTATCTTTCGTTTAACTACGAACATTTTATTATTATAGTGTATATATTCCATTAACTGTATTTTAGTCTTACTCTTTCTGAAATTGGAATAGAATCTCCTTGTTCATCTATTCGTACAAACTTTATTTTAGTAGACAAAATAACTTTTTGGGCTCCATTGTATACACTGTGAGATCTAGCTTCCATATTTAAAGTTACACTAGTGTTACCTATTTTGTCTACACTTGCATATATTTTAATTAAAGATCCTTCTTTTGCGGGTCTTTTAAAAATGCATTTGTCTATAGCTACTGTGACTACTCTTGGAGTATCACAAACTTGGGATGCATAAGCAGCTGCTGATGCATCTATCCAAGCTAGTAATTTTCCTCCAAACAGATTTGAATGAAAACCTAAATCTGATTTTTTTACTGGATGTGTTGTAATTAATTCCATTATCCGTCGCAACTTACACAATCAACTGTTCTACTTCCTAAATCACCTTTTATTACTGAATCTGTTCGTAAGTAATATAGTGTTTTTACTCCTAACTTCCATGCTTCTAAATGGACTTGGTTAATCCATTTTGGTGAGTCAGTTGGTGCAAAAGCTAAATTAAGTGATTGTGTTTGGTCAATGTATTTTTGTCTAACTGCTGCTTGTTGAACTAATGCTAGTTGGTTAGTTTCAGCAAATGTTAAAAATACTTCTTTGTCTTCTTCAGGTAAAATTTCATTCGACAATTGTTGAACTGAACCCCCATCTACCAAAATTTGATCCCAAACTTTTTCTGTGTTGAATCCTCTTTCTGTAAGTAGTTTTTCAAGTTCTTTGTTTTTAACAATAAATGTACCTTTTGCACCATTAAATGTGTAAACATTTGCTGGTTGTGGCTCAATTCCAGCAGAACACCCTGAAATGCGACTGTTTGAAACAGTAGGCGCAACTGCCATTACGTGGGTGTTTCTCATACCTGTACCTTTACACCACAGTGGTTCTCCATATTCAGATGCTAATTTTCTTGATGCTGCTTCAGCTTCCATTTTAATTTTAGACATTATTGTGTGTGTCCAAGCTGTGGAGGCAATTGATGTAAATGGTAAATTTTTCTTTTGTAAGAATGTGTGCCATCCCATTACACCTAACCCTAATGCACGACCTTTTTTAGCGTGTTTGTGGGTGCGTTTCATTGCTTCTTTTCCGTTAGTTTTGTCAATAAATTCTTGCATTACACCATCTAAAAAGTAAGTTGCGATTTCAACCACATCTGTGTCTTTCCATTCATCATATTTTGCTAAATTTAATGAACTTAAACAACATATAAATGAATGTTCTTCATCTGTGTGTAATGTTATTTCAGTACAAATGTTAGTCATTGAAACGTTAAGATTATTCATCATATAAGCAAGAGGATTGTCTTTATTAACATTGTCTTCAAACATAATGTAAGGTTCTCCTGTTTCCATTCTTGATTTAAGAATTTCTAACCAAATTGCCATTGCATCTTGATCTCTGTCATTTAATTTACGCATAAATGAATCATCTACGACTACACATTGGTGTAAATTTAAACATTGACGATTTGGATCGCCTTTTGGTCTTCGAATTTGTAAGAATTCTTGGATGTCTGGATGATTAACATTTAAATTAACAGATGCTGCTCCTCTACGAACATTACCTTGATTAGTAGCAATAATCGAGGAATCATAAATTTTACACCAAGGCACTACACCTTCAGACTTACCATTTCCTGTGATTCCTTCTCCTCTTGGTCTGATTCTAGAAACAGAAACACCAACACCTCCACCTGAAGCTGTTAGCTTCATTAGTTCGGCATTTGTTAAGCCTATTCCTCTAACAGAATCTGGAGTGTCTACACCAAAACATGAAATAGGTAAACCTCTGTCTGTTCCTGTATTTGACAATACAGGTGAGGCTAAACCAATCCAACCATTCCAAATGTATTTAAAAAACTTAGATTCTAAATCAAGTCTATTTAATCTTAATGCAACAGCGTGTGCTACACGTTTGTATGCCTTTCTTGGTGTTTCTCCTGGTAAAAGATATCCTTTTGAAATTGTAGACAATGCTACTTCATCCATAAAATCGGGGAAATCTTTACCTCTCTCCCATTGAGAGTAATCTGCTACTAAACTGTTATTATCCATTGTGTTTCTTTAAAATATTGATGCTGCGTCCCATTCCATTGTTCCTTTGCTGTAATTTGTTACTCTGTTTGCAAAGAAATCTGTGTGTTGTTTACCTGCAGACAAATGGTCAAACCATTTCATTCTACCTACAGCTGTCATGTCAACATTGTCTATTATAGGTGCATAACCTAAATCTCCTAATTTTGTATTTACTCTGTTTTTAATAAAGTGAATTAAATCATCTTTATTACATCCTTCTAAATCTCCAAATTCATAAACTTTTTCTATAAAATCAACTTCTAATTTTAAAGATAAAAGGGCAGCTTCATTTATTGCAGCTTCTAATTCTGGAGTCTTTAATTCGGGATGTTCTAATAAAAGAGTTCTGAACAGCCAACAACCTGCGTCAGAATGCATAGATTCATCTCTGATTGACCATTCTACAATTTGTCCTACTCCTTTTAATTTATTACGCATTTTAAATGACAATAAAACGGCAAAAGAACTGAATAAATTAACGCCTTCGGTGAATGCACTAAATATAGCGAGTGACTTAGCTCTCTCGTGCCAATCAATTTCTCCATCAAAGCTGTCTCTTACATTCATTAATGTTTCAATTTTGGCCATTGTAGCTTCATCTTCCATAAATTCACTAAAATCATCAAGACCTAATTCTTCATTTAATAAAGAATATGCTTCTGCATGAATCGTTTCCATAGCACCAAATGTAGTTGCCATTGCAATAATTTCGGGTTTACGAAACCATTTTGTAACTAATCCTGTCCAATAGTCATTTACTACTGTTTCAGTTTGGGCAAAACCTTTTAAGATAGAACCTATAATATTTTTTTCTGTCTTAGTTAAATTTTGTTTCCAATCATTAACGTCTGACATCATAGGTACCTCTGTGTGGATCCAGTGTGCTTGTTGTTGTTTTAACCAATAATCATGAGCCTCTGGATATTCAAAGGGTTTGTAAACGATACGCTCTGTAAGCAAATCTTTTCTTGCCATTATTTTTTATTTAAAAAGTGAATAAATATAATATTATTTAAGAAACCTAAATTAGTCTACCAAATAAAAATGAAGGCCTTTTGAGCCTTCTTTTTACTTGAGAGTGTGTGAATATACATACCAAACTAAGAGGTAAAATTAAAAGCGTTTCCAGCATTTTGTAAATTTTGTCTGTCTTGTCTAGTAAAACCACCTGGGGTTGATTGTTGATTGTCTTGTGGAGAACCTTGTCTTCTGTTTGTTACTTCAATTTTACCAATTGAGGCATCCATTGTAGAATTAAAAGTCATACCATCTGCACCATATCTGTTTTTCATAATATGCCAACGACCTGTCCCATTTTCTTTGTCTTCATGGTTTCTAGATAAAGACATTGCAAAGTCTGTAATCATCATTTTAGAATAGCTTTCTGCCATACGATCTCCTTGGATAATTTCTTCTCTTGCACCAGTTCTATTAACTTGGGATGCTGTCCAAATTGGTAATTTCATTTGGGTTGCTAAACCTCTTAATCCTGTGTAAATGTCATCAAGTTTGTCTCTTTTTTCTTTACTTGATTTGGATGTTAAAAGATCGGCATAATCTACAATTACTAAGTCAGGATTAATACCTTGTTGAACACAATTTTCTAAATGTGCATGAATTGTGTTTACTGTAGCTTGTCCTGCTGGGTATTCTCTAATGTAAAGACCCCCTCTTAATCCTAATAGGCTTTCTTCTACTATGTCTTTATTTTGAGGTAAATCACCTACAGATATTTCTGTAAAATTAGCATCGTATCTTCTACCAACATACTTTTCACTTAATTCTAATGTGTAGTGTACTACTGTGTAACCTAATTTAACTGCTTGGGCTCCAATAGCTACTAAAGCCCATGATTTACCTCCACCAGGTCCCCCTGCGATCATTCCTAAATCGCCTTTTCCTAAGCCACCTAACAATAATTGATTAATTACAGGCCATGGTGTTTCAATTGTGGATCTACTGTCATCTCTATATCTGTCTTCTATGTCAGTTATATATTCGTGTCCTAAATCACGTTCAACACCTGCTTTAAGTGCTTTGTCAATTAAATTACGAATGTCATCATAGTCACCTAATTCTAATAAATCTACAGATCTAATTAATGCGTTTTTAAGTGTTTGATTTTTACAAAAGTCAAGAAAAGTGTCTTTAATGTAATCAAGATCTTTTACTTGTGATGACTTGTATGTTTCTTTTAATTGTTCTTTTACAGCAACTGCTTGAACTTCATTTTGAATTCCTTCAACTTCTACCTTAAACACCTCCATTGTAGGTGTAGTATGATATTCATCAAAATATTTTAATGTTTTACGAACAATCCATTTACTTGCGTCAGAATCAAAATAATCAGGAGACACAATGTCTGATGACTGTTGTAGGAAATCCCTATCCGTTACCAACGCAGCTAATGCTTTTGTTTGAAACGGGTGACCATATTGTGTAAGTTTATTCATGTGTTGATTGGGCGTAACTATTTAATTTTACAAAATGTTGTGTTAACCATGCATCAGGAATTTGCAAAGCATTTCCCATACAATCGTTATTATACATTATAATAAAATCATTTCGGGAGAGCAAATTTATCGGCTGTTCTATTAGATGACGAATTTGTCTTTTTAATTCTCCTGAAATGGGTGGATTTTTTAAATCCATTAACTTTTCGTTGATTTCTAATTGATGCTCCGACGCCACAATTCTGTCATGCATAGGTTCTTCCCCTTCTAAAGCCTCTTGAACGATGGAATCTAAATCCAAGATTTTTTCGGTAATAATGTCAGGAACAATTTTGGGTAATTTTTTAGGACCTAATCCTTTAATCCCCTCAATA